CTTTATAAAATCTTTTCTATTCATTCGTTTTCTCCTTTATCTTTTCTAATGCTAATTGAATTACATCTTGTAACTCCCAAGAATATGGTTTGGAATCTTTTGATTCGTCTAGTGGTATATTTACTTTACCATTTTGTTCAAACTTATTCAAGATAAAATCTGTTAGTAGCATAGCCATATCTAAATTATTTCTACTCATATTTTATATCTCCCTTCTTTTATATCATACCATTCGTAACCTTCTTCTGGTGTTATACCTAACCTCCTGCACTCTTGTTCTATATCAGTAGTGATAGCTGACTCACTTCTTAATTGTTCTCTACTGATACTCATAGTGTATTCATATTCTTCTATTAATCTTTTTAATTTATTTCTATCTGTCATTTAGTCTGCTCCTTCCATCCAAAAGTCTTTATTCTTTTCTGTAAAATGTTCTGCTTTCATTCTTGCATTATCATCTATTTGTTTTACTTTGTCAAGTAGTAATTTTAATAATGCCATATTGTCTACCTTTACAAACTCTTCAGTCCATTTAGAAGTTATATTTTTTACAAGATATTTTTTTATAAAATCTATAACTTCTACTAATGATTCTTTTGAGATGTTATCCTCTACCATTTCTTCAAACATCTGTTCTGCTCTTTGTTCATTGTATATATTACTCATTCACTTCTCCTTATTTTCAATACAAAATTTTATAAAGTTTTTAATATTTTTATGTCGTGTTTTTTTAACTTCCTCTTTACAATCTTTTTTTGCTCCATTAGGAACTTTCATAAATGTTTCTAAACCTTCTTTAATATTATCACATCTATTTCTATCTAGCATAAAAGCTAAACCTTCAAGACCTTCTAAACATCTGTTATTACTCATCACTTCTCCTTTGTTATATTTGTTAGCACTTATAGGTGGAGAGTAAAGGACTTCAACCTTTCTTTAGGAAGTTACAGTTCCTACCTAGACACCTTAGCTGTAACTCTAAGGGCTTATCTTTTATTACTCTAGGAACGAGCCAAGCATATACCACTCTGGGGATATTACTCCTTATCCATACTAAGTATATACGCACAAGGGACTACTCTCCATATATAAATGCTATTCTCTAGCATCTTTCTGCATTTTGTTGAATGCTCTTACGAAGTGTACGAAGTCCATATCTTCAACTTTAACTCCTTTTCTTACTTCTTTAAAGAACTCCTTAACATCTTTAGGAACGTCTTTATTGTGAGCAACTTCTACAAATTTTTTCATATCTTTCATTTTCATTTTATTTTCCTTTCATTTATATTTAATTTAAATAAACTATACATTAACTAATTATAATTACAATCTATATCTACTATAAGTTTTTCCTATTAGCCCACCTCTTATAACCTGCAGTCATACTAGAAACATCATTGTTCTTATATATTTCTGGATACTGTCTATTGTGTAAGAAACATTTTCCACAATAGATTATAGTATCATTTTCTTTTACTGCTAGGTTGTTAGTCGTACCACATAAAGAACAAGTTTTCATTTGCTTATTACCTCCTACTTCATCATTATTAAACCTGCTATGGCTATTAAACCACTTATCCACATCATAAAGAACCATAGCATAACTCTAAATGTTCCTTCAATACTACTTAAAAAATATTCTTTATCTGTTAATGCGTGTATTAAATAATCAAAATTTAATAATAAATTATCAAATGTATCTATCATCATAGCACATAAAAAAAACATTACTCCTGCAGTAAAAACAGCAAATCCTAGTTTAGTCATAGTTATATTCTCCTAAAGTTAAAATATCCAAGTAATCTTAATGTTCGTCTTGGTGGTAATCTCCTGCCACTACATAACCCTGCAAAACTTTTAGTTATATTTCTTGTACCATATTCTTTATGGTCTGCATATAAACATTTATCTTTTTTAGTCATAGCTCTATTCTCCCTTTCTATCTTTTAATTCATCATCTAAAAACTGTTTTAATTCTCTTAATTGTTCTGTAGTCCAACAATCTCTTATTAAATAACAAGTTCTAATTATATTTTTTTCATACTCTTTTGTTTTATGTTGTAATAAAATATTATAGTCTTCGTGTTCGTGACCTTTAGCAGTAAACTCATAGCCACTACCCATTTCTAAATTAGTTCTCCAATGTTTCATAGTTCTATTCTCCCTTGTTTATTATACTTTATATGTTGTTAATAATACAACACTATCCATAAATATTTTATAATCTATTTCATTGTTGTTATGTTTTAAAACTAAAGACTTATAATTGTTTATTAGTTTTAATGCTGATTTATTTTCTTTTTCTAATCTATCTATATAATCTTTTACTTCTTTTTCAAGTTCTATTTCATTCATATATTTATACTCCATTTAATAATTAATAAAAACTTAATTAACTATACTATAGAATTTTTTCAACCTGTCAAGCTTTAAATTAAAATATTTTTTATGTGTTGCATTTATGTTACACTATATCGTGTCAATCTATAATGCTTATAGGATTTTCCTATAGTGATAAATATGTCACACTGTCAAAAGTTTGAAACATAAAAAAGAGAGTGCCATTATTTTGACACTCTCTATTAAAGGAGTTTACTATAAAATGAAAAATAATAATATAAAATATAATTTAGTTTAAAATGTTAATTATAAATATTATAATTTAGTTTTAAATGTTAATTAAATATTTATATATTATTAATATACAATATACATTAATATATTATTATTACAATCTATAAATATTATTAGTTTTTCCTATAGTTTATTTAAATGCTTACTGATTAACTTAATTTTATTTTATGCTAGATAGTACCATAATTTTATTTAATGGCACTCTATGAGCTTTAAAACGCTTTTAGATATAAAAAAACCTAGCATTAAATAAATAATACTAGGTTTTTATTGGGAGTTTATGAAAGTTTATTAATGAGTAATAAAGTTAATAGGTTTTTTACTAGTCCAACATAATGTACAAGTAGCACACGTTTTTTGTTCATCTACTTGAGCAAGACAAGTAATTCCTTTTTTTCCTAAGTCTATTGAATTGGCACTTTCTTCCATATCTAATTTATTGCTAAACCTGATATAAAATCTTGTACTAAATAAAGTATTTAGTTTTATTATTTCATTAGCAATATTTCTTTTTTCTAGATACTTACTATTATTATGGTTTCTAGTGTAGCCATATATATGTAAATTAGGATATAATTTCAACATACGTTTCCAAAATAAAACATAATCTTTACTGTAAAAATCTCCTAAAACGTGAAGACGTAACAAAAAACCATTTTTGTTTTTTGGTTTATTTGCTATTGTTTTTAAATCACTTTCTAAACGTGATAAAAAGTTTTTATTATATGGATTAAAACGAATTGCATACATCATATTATTACCATAGCAAGTAGACCAATGTTCACACTCATCAGAACAAGTAGAACGTTCTACCAATGTAATAGTATATATTGAAAAATTCTTTTTTAATCCTTTTAATACTTTTTTACCAATTTTTTTATTAGTGCTTTTTTTAATAACTGAAAATGGATAGTTATTATATTTTTTATTTCTATATATATATGGTTTTTCTACATCATCAATAATATTATTAATATATTTAGTAGTTTTATTTTTTATTGCTTTATCATTTATATTTAATTTCATTTTATTTTATCCTTTTGTTAAATTAAAATTATATAGTATCAATTATAAAAATATTATCAATACTTTTATTATTATTGATACTGTCTTTTATATTATTAATAAAAATATTATTCTCTACTATTTCTATTTCTCTTTTTTCATCATCAATAGTAGAAGTATTATTTATTTTATTAATAAAGTTTTTATTATTTACTTTCATTTTATTTTATCCTTTTGTTAAATTAATAATAATTAACTAATAACAAATATAAGTTATTATGTAAACCTATATTTGTTATTAGTTTTTCTTATAATACTATTGATTTAAATTCATTAAATTATCAATATATTTATAGATTTCTTTTTTATCTTTTTTATTTAATATTACTTTATCATCAAGTAAAATATTAAAAGATACTTGTAATAAAAATTTAATATCATTTTTATTTAGTCTTTTTTGGCTTGTCTTAACTTGTCTTATTAGTTTATTTTTATAGTTTGTTTTTTTCATAATATACTCTGTTAAATTAATAAATATTTCTTCATACTTATATAGACGCAATAAAAATAAAAAAGTTCCCATTTATTTTATTTTTTTATCTATACTAATAAAGACACTACTAATTAAAAAAGTTACAAAATAAAAAAAAGGCTACTAAAATTAATTAATAGCCTTTTAAATATATGTAGTTTATTTTATTCTTTTGGTACTAATATATTTTCACTTATTAACCTAAAGAAAAATTGTTTATAAACGCTTTCCCTATTGCCAGTTAATTTATATTCTTTTTTAATTATTGAATATGCACTAGGCACTTTATTTGTTAATCTTCTACCAGTATCTATTTCAGTTCTTAAAGCATTTAATAAAAAAACTTTTCTAAACGCTAATGTTTTTTCTTTTCCTGTTATACTAATCATTTTATAATATCCTTTTGTTAAATTAAAATAATACTTTATTAAAGTAATAAATAATTATTGTCAAGTAAAAAATAATAAAAAAGTATAATTAATTTTTCATACTGTATAATTACAAGTATTATTTATTGTTTAAACTGTATAATTAAAAGTAGTCTTTTTATAATCATTTAAACTATTTCTAGAAACTTTTGCAATTATAAAGACAAGGCTAATCATTACAATTATAAAGACAGCAACAGTCAATAAATTGACACGTCAAAAAATTGACTAAGGTATCATTTAGACTTGTCAAAAAAATGACATGTCAAAATATTGACAGGCTACACAAAAAATTTTTGCGTGTGTGTATATATATATACCCCACCCCCATATATGCACCAAAATAACAGGTTAAATAATAAAAATATAAAAAAAGACTTGACAAACGTGGGGGAGTTATGTATAATTATATATAGTTAATAAAAATAAATGTACTTTGTTTATCTTTTATTTGTTTTTATTATTATTTTCATATCATAATATACAATAGGTTTAAATATATTGGAAACTATACAGACTATAGATACTATAAGTCCCTATATTCACTTAGATACTTTGTTACAAACAAAAATAAAACAAGAATCTAAAGAAAACTTTGTCACTTTTGTTAGAACATTAGCTCCAACCCTTGTTTCTGATTGGAAAATGGGTCGCCACATAGAGTTAATTAGCCATAAACTACAACAATTAGAATCTGGAGAGATAAAAAGGCTCATGGTCTTTCTACCTCCACGTAGTTCCAAGTCTGTAATCTGTTCTAAACTGTTTCCTGCATGGTATATTGGTAGAAATCCAGAACATGAAATACTAACTGTTTCCCATAGTGACCAATTATCTAGTGATTTTGGTAGAAGTGTTAGAGATATTGTAAATACAGAAGACTTTCAAAACATATTCAGAGGTGTTTCCCTAAGAAGTGACGTAAGAGCTGCAGGAAAATGGAAGACAAATCAAAATGGTACGTACTATGCAGCAGGTGTTAGGTCACAGATAGCAGGTCGAGGAGCTCACATAGCTATATTAGATGATGTGATGTCTGAGGAGGACTCATTCTCTGCAGCAGGGAGAAGATATGTAAAAGAATGGTATCCATCAGGACTACGAACACGTATTATGCCCAATGGTTCTATCTTAATTATTAATACCAGGTACCATTATGATGATTTATGTGGATGGTTACTAAAACAAGAAGAGAATGTAGGTGATTATGCTGTAACTCCCTGGCATGTAGTGCGAATACCTGCATGGTTAGACGAGGAGTCAGCTTCGTTACTGCAGTTGCCTGTGGGTTCAAGCTATTTTCCAGAATGGAAACCTGATGATGTTCTCAAGGTAGACGAAGCAGAGATAAAAGCATCCAATGGGTCTCGATATTGGAACGCACTTTACATGCAGGACCCAACTCCTGATGAGGGAGGTATTATAAAAAAGAAATGGATACAGTATTGGGAAGATGAAGAACCACCATCTTGTGATTTTATAATACAAACATATGATACTGCGTTCTCCACATCAAGAACTGCAGACTATAGTGTAATACAAACATGGGGAATCTTTCATACCTATGAAGAAACAGAAGATGGCTATGAACAATATGTAGCTCAACTAATATTATTAGGAAATATTAAAGGTAGATTTGAATATCCAGAGTTAAGACGTATAGCACAACAGTTATATGATGAACATAGACCTGATGTTTGTATGATAGAAAAGAAAGCATCTGGTCAATCATTAATACAAGATATGCGAAGAGCAGGATTACCTGTTTTAGAATATTTACCAGATAAAGATAAAGTAGCTAGAGTATATTCTGCAACTCCTATGATGGAAGCAGGAAGAGTATGGATACCTAGCAATAGAAAATGGTCAGAAGATTTATTAGAAGAACTATTACGTTTTCCAAATGCAGCACATGATGACCAGGTTGATGCTATGACTATGGCAATACACTATATGAAAGAGTCATGGCACTTAGAACATCCTGAAGACCCAGAGTGGGATGACCCACCTATGAAAAAAAAGGTTGCATACTGGAGAACTTAATGTTATAATATGCATTAAAGGGGAAATAATGACAGGACTATCTACATTATTAAAAGCAGGTTTAAAAGAAGTTGGTAAAAAAACAGCTAAAAAAAACGTATCTATAACAAAAGAAGTTTTACCTAAAGTTTTAGATGATGTTTTAGAAAGTAAACAAGATATTGAAACTGCTTTTAAAGAACCAACAAATACTATAAAAGCTTACAAATTATTTAAACAAAATCAAAAGACAGGCGAATTATTTCCTTTGTTCGTAAAAATGAAAGGAAATAAATCATTACCTTTAAATAAATGGATTCAAGCAGAAGCAGGTGAATTATCAAAATCTGGAAAAGTAAAATCAAGTATAGGTGATTTAGCTTATAGACCTGGTTTTCATTCAGGAGATTTACCTATAGCAACTCATATAGGTGGGAAAGTAAATCCATTAACAGGTAAAAGAATTTCTGACAGAAAAGTACAACCAAATATAAGAGAAAAAAATCAAGTATGGGCAGAGGTAGAATTACCTGCAGATAAAGATTGGCAATCTATTGCTAATAGTAGAGCAAGAATAAAACAAGATGGTACTCCAGATGTTAAAACTGCACATATTACAGATGAAGTTCCTTATGGTGGTTCTTATAGATATAAAACAAATCCTAATATGACAGGTAATTGGTTAATAAGTGGTGAAATGAAAATTAATCGTATACTATCAAATGATGAAGTTAAAGCAATAAATAATAAATCAGGTGTTAGTGATTTACCTAGAATAGAAGATTTTTTACAAAAGAAAAAACAAGGGGGAATGGTAATGAGAAGTGATAACTATAATACACAGAGAGCAATATAATGGCAATAGAAAAAAATCCATTTGATAAGATTGAGGAAACAATATCAAATGTAGTAAAACTTCCAGAACAAATTAAAGAAGCAACAGATGCTCCATCATTTGAAGTAGAAGATGATGGTGGTGTTACTGTAGACTTTACTCAAGTTAATATTGATATGGAACCTGAAAGTGAAATGCAAGAATGGTATGGTAATCTTGCTGATACTTTAGATGATGACAGGTTAGTAGAGATAGCAGAAAATGTAATTAGTAATTACACAGCAGATAAAGATTCCAGAGCTGAATGGGAATCTATGTTTGAAAGAGGATTTGATTTATTAGGATTAAAAATACAAGATACTTCTGAACCTTTTGAGGGTGCATGTACAGCAGTACATCCTATGTTAATTGAATCAGCAGTTAAGTTTCAATCAAAAGCTATACAGGAAATGTTTCCTGCAAATGGTCCAGTTAAAACTCAGATATTAGGAAAGGTAACTCCTGAAAGAGAATTACAATCAAATAGAGTAAAAGATTTTATGAACTATCAAGTAACTGAGCAGATGCCAGAATACTTTGATGAGTTTGAAAGAATGTTATTTCATTTACCTTTAATAGGTTCTGCATTTAAAAAAGTTTATTATGATGCTAATTTAAAAAGACCAGTATCAGAGTTTGTTCCTATAGACCAATTTTATGTTTCTTACTATGCTTCTAATTTAAATAAAGCAGATAGATATACACATGTTATTTATAGAAGTCCAGTAGATTTAGCAAAAGATATGCGTACAGGTATTTATGATGATATAGATTTACCTGATGCAACATATCCTAGTCCTACATCTTTATCAGAAAAGATGGATACTATTTTAGGATTATCTCCTACAGATAATAGTGACCCACAATATACATTATTAGAACAACATTGTTATTTAGAAATAGATGAAGAGTATGCTCTTCCCTACATTGTTACTGTGGAAGAGCAATCCAGAACTGTTTTAAGTATTAGAAGAAACTATAAAAAAGAAGATAAACAACAACAAAAGATTTCCCATTTTGTCCACTACAGATTTGTTCCTGGATTTGGATTTTATGGGTTTGGCTTGATGCACTTTCTAGGCAACTTAACTATGACTGCAACAGCAGCTATGAGAAGTCTAGTAGACGCAGGTCAATTTGCAAACTTACCAGGAGGTTTCAAAGCAAAAGGTGTTAGACTTGTTGGAGACAATGAACCAATAAGTCCTGGTGAATTTAAAGAAATCGAAGCAACTGGAGTAGACCTTAGCAAGGCAATTATTCCTCTCCCCTATAAAGAGCCTTCCTCTACTCTATTTCAGATGCTAGGTTTCGTTACAGCAGCAGGTCAGAAGTTTGCTGATAGCACAGAACAAATTGTTTCTGATGCAGCATCTTATGGTCCTGTTGGAACCACTATGGCTTTATTAGAAGCTTCTAGTAAATTTTTCTCAGCTATACATAAAAGATTACATAAATCACAAAGAGAAGAATTTAAAATTCTTGCTCGTATAGATTCAGAATATTTACCTATGGAGTATCCTTATGAAGTACCTTATGCTGAACAAAGTGTGTTTAAGAAAGATTTTGATGGAAGGGTTGATGTAATCCCTGTCTCAGACCCTAACATTCCTTCTAATGCACACAGGATGATGTTAGCCCAAATGACTCTCCAAATGGCACAGCAATCCCCTCCTGGTATGTTTAATATAGAAGCATTAAATAGAACAATTTTAAATGCTGCTAATATGCCTAATATAGAACAGATATTACCACCTAAAAAAGAACCACAACAGATGGACCCAATATCAGATATTATGGCAGCAACAAAAGGTATTCCAATAAAAGCTTTTGAAGGTCAAAATCATGATGCCCATATTCAAACAAAGATGGCATATTTACAAGACCCTCAAAATGGTGCTAATCCTATTATGGCTAGACTAAGACCAATACTAGAAGCTAATATACAAGAACATTCTGTAATGAAATATCAAGAACAAGTAAATGGTATTACAAGAATGGGATTAGAACAACTACCACCAGAACAAGCACAGGTAGCTACAATAGCAGAGATGGCTATGGCTCAAGCAGCACAACAAGTATTAAATGCTAATCAAGCTATGGGTCAAGCACAATCACCAGAACAACAGCTTGTAGCTCTTGAACAAGCTAAAGTAGAATTACAGAAACAAAAGCTGCAATCTGATACTATGGTTCAAGCTGCTGAAATGGCTATGGCTACTGCAGCACAACAAGTATTAAATGCAAATCAAATGGGACAAGCTCAATCACCTGAACAACAAA